AGTTAAAGAATAATTTAACAAATAAGTAAATGAGCAATTAAAGGAAGAATTATCTCAACCTGCAGCTCAACCAATTAAGCACAGTCCTGAAACAGGTAATGCTAAAAAAGAACATTTTAGAATTGCACCAAATAGAAAGCCTTCTACAATGGATTATATATTAAATCAATTAAATAAATAAAAATAAATAATTATGCCACAACCAACTATCACGACTACTTATGCTGGAGAATTTGCAGGTAAGTACATCGCTGCTGCTTTATTAAGCGGTAACACTTTAAGTCAAGGTGCTGTTGAAATTAAACCAAACATTAAGTATAAAGAAGTTATGAAAAAAGTAGTTACTTCTGGTTTAATTACTGATGACTCTTGTGACTTTACATCTGCAGGAAGTGTAACTCTTACTGAAAGAATTATACAACCTGACCAATTTCAAGTTAATCTTGAATTATGTAAAACTCCATTTGAATCTGATTGGGGTGCAGTATCAATGGGTTATTCAGCTTTTGATAATCTACCTCCTGATTTTTCAAGCTTCTTAATTGCTCACGTTGCAGAACAAGTTGCTGCTTCAACAGAAAACAATATCTGGCAAGGAAACTTAGGTGGAGCTGTTGCAGGAGAATTTAATGGATTTACTACTTTAGCTGCTGCTGATGGAGATGTTATTGACGTTGCTGCTGTAGGTGGAGGTGTTGATTCTGGAAACGTAATTGCAGAGCTTGGTAAAATTGTAGATGCAATACCTTCAACTCTTTATGGAAAGGATGATTTATTCATTTACGTATCTCAAAACATTGCAAAAGCATATGTAAGAGCATTAGGTGGATATGCTGCCTTAACTAACGTTGCAGGAACTGAAAATGTAGGTTCAGTAGGTGCAAATGGTATTGACAACAGAGGAACTTTATGGTTCGGTGGAAATGAAAACCTTTCTATTGATGGTGTAAAAATCTTTGTTGCTAATGGATTACCAAACAACTATGCAATGGCTGCTCAAAAATCTAACTTATTCTTTGGAACAGGGTTAATGTCTGACTATAACTTAGTTAAATTAATCGATATGGCTGACATTGATGGAAGTAAGAATGTTAGAGTAATTATGAGATTCACTGCAGGTGTGCAGTATGGAATAGGTTCTGAAATAGTTCTTTATTCTTAATAAATAAATTAACCAAAAATTAGGGTAGGTAGGTTAGTGCCTACTTACCCTTTTTTTATAAAAAAAATATAAACTATGGCTTGTGCATTAACAACTGGAAGAAGTTTACCTTGCAAATCGGCATTTGGTGGTATTAAAAAAGTTTACTTCGGTGACTTTGGAGGTATTACTGCTGTTTCTTTAGGTGCAGATGGTGAAGTTGCTACAATAACAGGTACTCAACCTGATTGGTATGAGTATGATGTTAAGGGTAATTCATCACTTGAAACTACAGTAACGAGTTCGAGAGAAAATGGTACAACTTTTTACACTCAAACATTAAATTTAACATTAACATATTTAGATGCAAAAACACAAAATGAATTGCAAATTATTGCAGTTGGTAGACCTTATGTAGTCGTTGAAGATTACTATGGTAACCAATTCTTATGTGGATTTGAAAATGGTATGGAATGTACTGGAGGAACTACCGTAACAGGAGCTGCTGCAGGAGATTTAAGCGGGTTTACATTAACAATGGAAGGATTAGAGGAAAGTGCTCCCTACTTTTTAGCTGCTAATTTAATTACAGCTGATGCTGAAAAAATAAATCCAACACCATAATTAATAATTATGTAAAATTAAGAGCATCCTTAGGGATGCTTTTTTTTTGATTTAACATTTCTACAAAATAAGTTATTTATTACGTTATATATTAAATGATTGTATTAACCACATCAGCACTTGCTCAAAATTTAAAAGTAATACCAAGAACATATGGTGCGCAGTTTACATTATCTGTAAGAGATGACAGTACTAATGTAACACAAACCTACGAGGTAACTAATGCTACAACATCTGGTAATTATTTAACATTTAGTCAAGCATTCAGTCCTGTTTTAGTTGAAGGTCATTTTTATGATTTAAAATTATATTCAGACCCAAACTTTTGGAATACTAATTATTTTTTATGGGAAGTTTATAATGAATTTTGGAATATAGATACAACTAATATTGATACTATATTTAAAGATAGAATTTTTTGTACTGACCAAGAAATAGACCAAATGGATAATTTATATTATGACATAAATCAAGGTCAATACATTACAGATAATTCTTATAATAATGATTACATTGTAATATGAAAAAAAGAAAAAGAAATAGCTTAGGACAATTTGTTAGAAATTCTAAGTCAGAAATTAGTTTTGTTAATTTAAGCACTTATACAAGTCCAATTGTTGAAGAAGTACCAAATCAAGAGTGGGTTGGTTATGGTGCAGATAATAATTATTTTCAATTTTTAATAGACAGATACAATGGTAGTCCTACGAATAATGCCTGTATTAATGGTATTAGTCAACAAATCTATGGTAAAGGTTTAGGTGCAACAGATTCAGATAGAAAACCTGAACAATATGCACAAATGATTACATTGTTTAAAAAAGATATTGTAAGAAAACTTTGTTATGACTTAAAGTTAATGGGTCAATGTGCTATACAAATAATCTACTCTAAGGATAGAACTAAAATTGCACAAATAGAACATATGCCAATTGAAACATTAAGAGCAGAAAAATGTAATGAAGATGGAGAAGTACCTGCTTATTATTACTATAAAGATTGGACAAAATTAAAGCCATCTGATAAACCATTACGTATACCTGCATATGGTATGTCAAAAGAAAATATTGAAATATATTATATAAAACCTTATAAAGCAGGTTTTTACTATTATGCTCCTGTGGATTATCAAGGAGGATTACAGTATTGTGAATTGGAAGAAGAAATATCTAATTACCACCTTAACAATATTATGAATGGTTTAAGTCCATCAATGTTAATTAATTTTAACAATGGTACACCTAATCCACAAGAAAGAGAATTAATAGAACAACGTATTGCACAAAAATTTAGTGGTAGCAGTAATGCAGGTAAATTCATACTATCATTTAACGATAATAAAGATGCACAGGCAGAAATAACTCCTGTACAATTAAGTGATGCACATAATCAATACCAATTTTTAAGTGATGAATCACAAAGTAAAGTATTAGTAGCACACAGAGTAGTAAGTCCTATGCTTTTAGGTATAAAAGACAATACAGGTCTTGGAAACAATGCAGATGAAATAAAAACTGCATCCTTATTAATGGATAACACTGTTATAAGGCCATTTCAAGAGCTTTTAATAGATTGCTTTGATAATATACTATCTTATAATGATATCGCCTTAAACCTATACTTTATTACGTTACAGCCATTAGAATTTACTGATGTTGACAGAAGTGTACAAACAGATGAAGAAATTGAAGAAGAAACAGGTGTTAAAATGTCATTAAAAAAAATTGATGGTAAACAAGTTTATGAAACAATAGAAGAAGCAGAAGAGCAAGCAGAAAAAATGGGATGTAAAGGACATCACGAACATAAAGATGGAGATAAAGTATGGTATATGCCTTGCGAAAGCCACGAAGAAGTAGAATTAACTAATCAATTAAACGACTTTGGTGAAAACGAAGAAGAACTTTTAAAAGAATATGAATTAATAGATGTATCGGAAGTAGATTATGAAAGTGAAGATTTATATGACCAAAAAATAACTGAATTAAACACACCAGAACCATCAACATTAAGTAAAATTGTAAATTTAGTTCGTACAGGTAAAGCATATCCAAAAAGAAAATCTACACAAGATGGTCAAACTAAACAAACAGGCAAAGAAAAGTTTTTAGTTAGATATCAATATGCACCATTAAAATTTGAAGATGATGCAAGAAAGTTTTGTAAAGCAATGGTAAGAGCTGAAAAAATATATCGTAAAGAAGATATTATAAGAATGGGTAAACAGCCAGTAAATCCAGGCTTTGGTAAAGGTGGTGCTGCTACATATTCTATTTGGCTTTACAAAGGTGGTCCAAACTGTAAGCATAAATGGTACAGAAAAACTTATATGCTAACACAAAAAGGTGTTAAAAGTGAAGTTACTACAGGTAAAGCAAAATCAAAAGGTTTTAAATTTCCTGTAAATGATAAATTAGTTCCTGTTGCACCATACGATATGAAATACAGAGGATATACAAAAGCATATTGGGATAAAATGGGATTTGGTAAAAAGAAATAAAATTAAATTATGGCAACAGCATTATTCATAAATAGAACAGATTTAGTTAGAAATAGCATCCTTGATGGGAATGTGGATACTGACAAATTTATACAATTCATAAAAATTGCTCAAGAAATAGATATACAAAATTATACAGGTACAGATTTATATAATAAAATATCAACTTTAATAAGTAATGGAGAAATTGATGATGTTGGTAATGCTAAATATAAATTATTATTAAATACATATTTACAACCTATGTTAATTTGGTCTGCTCAAGTTTATTACATTCCTTTTGCTGCATACTCTATAAAAAATGGTGGTGTATTTAAACATAGGTCAGAAACAAGCGACACAGTAGGTAAAAACGAAGTGGATTATTTAGTTGATAAAGCTCGTGAATTTATGGAATATTATTCAAGGCGTTTTATTGATTTTATGTCGTTTAATCAGTCAGATTATCCTGAATACACAAGTAATACAAATGACGACATTTATCCTGACTATGATGCATTATTTAATGGATGGGTACTATGAGATATAAACCAAAACAAAAAAATATAGAAAAACTAAAAACGTTTTTAAAGAAACAAGAAAAAAATAAAAAATATGGCAAGTCTATTTAACACAAGAATATCAGATACTTATTCAGGTTTAATCAAAACTATTGATAATGCTGCTTTAACCTCAAGTTTAAAAGAGCTAACAGATGGTTCGGGATTAGCAAGTGGTGTATTTATGAATACATCAGGAGATTTTAAAGTTACTGCAATACTTGAATTTGGTTCTTTAAAAGATACAGGCGAAAATATTATAATTAGCAAATTTGTAGATGCTGCAGATGGTATAGGAAATAATGATAACGATACTACAATACCAACAACTGCTGCTATTATAGATTATGTCGCTGCTCAAATTACTATTGAAGATTTAGATTTTACAGGCGATACAGGTTCTGGTCAAATAGATTTAGATTCACAAATATTTGCAATAGGTGGAACTACTAATGAAATTACAACAGTCGCTTCTGGTCAATCAATAACTTTTTCTTTAGATTCAACAGGTGTAAATTTACCAGACAATTCAACTGCTATTACACAAACAGCAGGAGATAATTCTACAAAAATAGCAACAACCTCTTATGTAGATACTTTAGACGCTGCAAGTGATTTAGATTTTAGTGGAAATGCAGGAAATGGAGCAGTTAACTTAAATACTCAATTATTAGATATTGTAGGGAGTGCAAATGAAATTACTACACTTGCTAATAATCAAATGTTAACAATTAGTTTTCCAACAGCAGGTGTTACATTACCAAATGGTTCAGTAGCAACAACTCAAAGTGCAGGGGATAATAGTACAAAAATAGCGACAACTTCTTACGTTGATACACTTGATGCTGCTTCTGATTTAGACATAACAGATGGAACTAACACAGGAGATGTAAACCTAAATACACAGTCATTAAGTATTTTAGGAACAACAAACGAAATAGATAGTGTTGTAAGTGGTCAAAGCGTTACTTTAGGACTGCCTAATCAAATTAATGTAAATGTACAAGGTAATCTAACAGGCAACGTAACAGGAGATGTTACAGGCGATTTAACAGGTAAT